CAACGGATTTAGTCAAACTTGGTATCCTCACTTGCTACGTGCTAAATGTGTACCATTGGTAGATAGTCAAGAGTTCAAAGAAATACTCGACAGTGATGCTGGAGCAGGCGATGGTAGCAGTCTACGTGATCTAATGAGCACATACAAGAAAAGCATTGAGATCAACGATCAGATCATTGAGCAAGCAAACATGGATGTGCCTGCCAGTGGATTTAATACCAATAGTTTGTATATAATTCCTACTACTGCGGACACAGGATTGGTAGCAGTTGAAGATGCCAGTATAACCAGTGACACAGTGGATCAAGCAGTGTTGAATGCCAGTGCTGTATTACGTACACCTAATCAGAATTTATATGTAGGTTATATATCAGGTGACGGAAAACCACCGAATGGATCGGCTTATAGTTTTGGAATATCATTTCCCAGCAATCCCGCAAGTGGAGAATTTTATCTAAGAACTGATTATCTTCCTAACAGACTTTTCAGATATGATGGTAGACATTGGATCAAGTACGAAGATGGTGTTAGAATGACATTGAATAACTTTGGAGCAGAAGACACCGCGTCTGGAACATTCCAAGGACAACAAGTACGTCAAACATTATTAACCAGTTTTATCAACAATACAAACACTAATGTTATTGCTGGAGAAGTTGTTATAGAGCGTCAGGCATTAAGCAAGGTATTAAAACCTCGAGCAGACAACTAAGGAGATACAATGGATTGGGCATATGACGGTCAGGTAAAACGATACTTGACACAATTTATGAGAATAATGAGCAACTTTAGTTATAAAGATGCCAAAGGTCAGCTGGTACGTATTCCTGTGCGCTACGGAGATCTAAGTAGACAAGTTGGAGCCATTCTAAATAAGAACAGTGAAAATGTATTGGCCAGCGCACCATTCATTGCCTGCTATATCAAAGATCTACAGCACGACGATACTCGCAGACAAGATCCTACCTTTGTCAGCAAGGTACAGGTACGTGAAAGATTATATGATCCTACATCAGGGCATTATGTGGATCAACAAGGTTCAAATTACACTGTTGAAAGAATAATGCCTACTCCATATTTGGCCACATTTGCCGCAGATATATGGACTACCAACACAGATCAAAAACTACAAATATGGGAACAGATAGCAGTATTGTTCAATCCCAGTTTAGAACTACAGACCACGGACAACTACATAGACTGGACCAGTATCAGTGTTCTCACACTTAAGAGTCAAACATTTACCAGTAGACAAGTTCCACAGGGATTAGATCAAGCCATAGATATTTTAAACATGAACTTTGAAACTCATGTATGGATCACACCACCAGTCAAGGTCAAACAACTGGGAATTATCACTAAAATTATTGCGTCGGCATTTACATCTGAGCAAGGTGTTGTACATGACAACTATCTCAACAGCGATGCGTTCCTACAAAACATAGGCACAGATTTATTTAAGAGCATAATAACACCCGGAGACTACGATCTCTTGGTATTAGACAATGTGGCCACACTATGTCCACCTACTTACACTGGCTCGTTGGTAGAAATACCCACACCTGACAATCATTCTAGTTGGCTGCGTATACTAGATTTATATCCTGGCAAGTTCCGCGCAGGATTAAGTCAACTTAGATTAACCAAACCCAACGGTAATGAAATAGTATCAGCAATCAGCTTAGATCCCACTGATGAAAGACGCATGATTCTAGTATTTGACAGAGACACTGTACCCAGTGACACAGGTATCGACTCACTGGGACGCAGAGACACAGATCCTGCCTTTGATCAAGCCACAGGTAGAGGTACCATTAATGCTATTGTAAATCCCGAGACGTTTAATCCCATCGTAAATGGCAGACCTGTTGCTGGTACAAGATATCTTATATTAGAAAATATCAATGTCAACAATGAATACCATGATCCTGGGTATAGTGGACCCAATGCTTGGAAGAATTTAGATTCATCTGATCCTGTATTGTATGCCAATGATATCATAGAGTGGAATGGCAGTCAATGGACTGTAATATTCAATTCATTGGCAGAGACTGCTGTCACATACATAACTAATTCATATACAGGTGTACAATACAAGTGGGAACATAACTCTTGGAGTAAGAGTTTTGAAGGTATATATTCTAAGGAACTCTGGCGTATTGTACTCTAAGGTACTCTATGGATAATACATCTCAACAGATAATTTGCAGTGGCGGTTTATTTCTAGCTCGAGACACTCGCAGATTTTTATTGTTATTACGCACACAAGGAAAAACTGCTGGTACTTGGGGACTAGTTGGTGGCAGAAAAGAACCCACAGACGCCACAGTGGTAGAAGCGTTGAACAGAGAAATTTCTGAAGAGGTAGGTCGAACACCTAGTATAAAAAAGATAATTCCTTTGGAATTGTTTACCAGTAATGATCAACAGTTTCAGTACAATACCTATGTACTAATGATTGACAGAGAATTTATTCCCACGTTGAACAATGAACATTCAAGTTATGCTTGGTGTAGTTTTGACAGTTGGCCCAAACCCTTACATCAAGGTGTGAAGAATAGTTTCAGTAATCGAGTTATCAGAGCAAAGATAGAACTACTATTAGAACTAATCTAGTAAGAAGGATACCATTTAGCAGTAGTAGCATCATAAACCATGATCAAAGCCTTAAATTGAACTGCTGTAGTAGCCAACGCAATATTTCCACTGGCTGCTGTGGTAAATGTTGGAGTACTGATTGGTATTAATATGATCTGTCCGCCTGTGACTGATATAGGACTTGGCGCAGTAATTGTAGTAATTTGAGTACTACCGGATATCAGTGTAATATATGTAGTAGGGGCTATAGTAGATGCACTTGCAATAGTCGGAGCAGCACTACCTGTGGCCACCACACCTCCTAATACTATAGATCCACCAATACCAACACCACCAGCTACTATCAACGCACCTGTGGTAGTTGATGTAGCAGAAGTAGTTCCAGTTATAGATACCACGCCGGTAGCAGTGATATTTACTGTGGTTAATTGAGCAACACCACTGATAATTCCGTTTCCAGATCCTGTGGTTGCAAAATTAGTGGCGGTCAAAATTCCACTTATGACTGCATTTCCGCCGACATTTAATGCTCCACCAATGCCAGCACCGCCAGCCACTGTCAACGCACCCGTGGTAGTTGATGTAGAAACGGTGGTATTTGTACTAGTAACTGCCGAATTAATAGTTCCGCTTAAATTAATAACACCAGTAGCAGTTAATCCCACTGTGGAAAATTGTGTCACTCCGGTTATTGTGCCATTGCCGCTGCCCACTGTGGCAAAACTGGTAGCTGTTGTATTACCGCCTACATATAAATTACCTCCTACGCCAACACCACCTAGTATTACCAGCGCACCTGTGGTAGTTGAAGTTGATCCGGCTGTACTGGTAAAATTAATGATATTGGTAAATGTACTAATACCGCCAACAAATAAACTGCCACCAATACCAGCACCACCGGCTACCTGTAGTGCGCCTGTGGTTGTACTTGTGCTACTGCTGGTGTTAGATATAACAAATGTACTGGTAGTACCTGTAGTTGTGCTGGTAGTTGCACTACCGCCTCCGCCAGTGAATAGTACACCGTTTTGATATAAACTACCGCCAAAATAGATATTACCGCCAACACCCAGTCCGCCTGCTACTGTCAGTGCGCCAGTATTTGTACTGGTCGCAGATGTTGTTCCAACTATTGTCAACGATGTGTCAATAGTTGCTGTGCCGTAAATTCTTGTTCCGCCGAGTAGTTTTGCCATAGTATGTTATTTATGCTAGGTAAGTATTGGTGCCCGTGCTAGCAAATGTATGTACCCAATATGTTTGGCTGCTGGTAGTGTAGTTGGTCACTGAGCCGCCTGTGCCACGTTGTACTGGGCTAGCATAGCTGATAATAACCACTCCGTTAGCACCAGCGCCGCCGGCTTTTGACGCACTTGGATAATTATATCCCGAGCCGCCGCCACCACCGCCGTAGAATGTGGCTGCCCCGCCGACTGCGCCACTTGCTCCGCCTGGGCCGCCGCCTCCTGTGCCGCCGCTGCCTGCTGGACCGCCGTTAGATGCTCCACCGCCGCCGCCACCGGCGTAGTAAACAGGAGTACCTGTTATAGGGCTGGCATATCCTATACCACCAGCACCACTAGTACCGCTTGATTGAGTACCGCCAACTGCTCCAGCACCACCACCACCGCCTGCTCCTTGATTGCCGCCACCGCCTGATCCACCACCGCCGCCACGATTACCAAATCCACCGCAGGCCTGTGTTGATGATCCGTAGCCTGCAGGCCCAGAACTACAGCCGCTGCCGCCGCCTGACCCACCTGGTCTACCTGTTCCGCTACCTCCGCAGCCACCACCAGCACCGCCACCTAC